ATATCTATGAAGTCTACTCAATTAAAAGTGAGTAGAAAATGGAACTCAATGATGATGGGTTTAAAAATGCAGGGTAAGAATGGTTTATTTACTCCGCCTACATACAGCCACATTTATAAACTATCAACCGTTCAGATGTCTAACGACAAAGGAACATGGTTTGGTTGGGATGTGTCTAAGATTGGTCCTGTCACAGAAAAAAATATCTATGACATGGCTAAGAACTTTGCAACTAGTGTAGGTAAGGGTGAGATCCAAGCGAAACATGGTGCAGAAGAAACATCTACTGCAACATCTTCAAACTACTAGAATCCTAGGTAGTGGGCGTCTAAGCGAGAGTGGCCACGCCCACTTTTAAAAATATGATAGAAGATAGAATAGAAAGATTTAAAGATATATTTGAAGGTTTAGACCGAGCACATGGTGTCACTATCGTAGGCGAATCAAACGGTAATGGTCAAAAAGTAAAAGGTAAATCATTTGTAAAAAGAGAAATGGTTACACCAGAATTATGGTTGAAACATTTACAAGGTACAGAAAATTTAGGTATCATACCTATAAACGATAACAATGAATGTAAATGGGGATGTATTGACATAGACTCATACGCAGAATTTGATCACAAAAAATTAATTAACAAAATAAAACTTTTAAACTTACCACTGATTGTATGTAGATCTAAATCTGGTGGAGCACATGTATTTTTATTTTCATTAAATTACATATCTGCAAGAGTAATGCAGGATAAATTAAATGAGATTAGATCTGTGTTGGGTTATGGTGGATCAGAAGTTTTTTAAATTTACCATACTTTAATGGTGATGATACAGTAAGATATGCCTTTGATAATGATGGTGAAGCTGCTAGTCTAGAAGGTTTTTATAAATTATATGAAACAAAAGTTGTAACGGCAGATATTATAGAAAGTTTAGAAATAAAAAGACCACAGACTCCGTATTCAGATGGACCACCGTGCATAGAATTGATGGCACAAAATAAAATAGGTGAGGGTGGTAGAAACAATGCTTTGTTTCATTATGGTGTGTATGCAAAATCTAAATGGCCAGAAAATTGGAAATCTAAATTAGTTGTATTTAATGAAACTGCGATGCAATCACCTTTAACAGATGTTGAAGTCGACATAATAAAAAAACAACATGACAAAAAAGATTGGGGATACAAATGTAATGACCAACCAATGTGTAGTTTATGTGATAAAAAATTATGTAAGTCTAGAAAGTTTGGTATAGGACAAGAACCTGTCTTTCCTAGTTTAACAGATTTACAGGTAATTAATTTAGAAGAACCATATTATTATTTAAATGTAGATGGTGATAGATTGTATTTAGATTCAGCAAAACATTTAACAAATCAAAGTTTATTTCAAGAGGAATGTGTTAAACAATTAAGAAACAATCCTGTTACATTGAAAACAAATGAATGGAAAAAACTTACAAACATTTTATTAAGAAATGCAGAGATTACAGAACCTGCAGAAGGAACAAGCACTAAAGATATTTTGAAAAACTATTTAGAAGATTATTGTGTAAATAGAATACAGAAAGATGATTTCGAAGATTTGAAGAATGGTGGAACATACACAAAAGAAGGTTTTCACCACTTTGTATTTGACAACTTCTTTCACAATTATTTATCAAGAAAACATTGGAAGGTTCCATATCAAAGAACATCACAAATGTTAAAAGATGATTTAAATTGTACAACTAAACGTGTAGGCAAATACAAACTATCAGTATTTGTTGTAGCAAGGTTTGACAAAAAAGAAGAAACATACAAACCAAAAACATTTAAAAAGGATAACTACTAATGATAAGAGAACAACTTCCATTGTGGGAAGATCCACAACAAATTTTTTTAGAAAAAGAAAGAGTAGATGTTTCAACTCTTCCAGATATAGGGGACTTTAAGTATAGTTTTTCAGTTATAGAAAAAGATAGATACTATGCATATAAAAAAGGTGGAATAAATATTTTTATGCCAAACAAGGGTTTAATTTTTCCTTTTTTAAAAGATGAAAAGACAGGAAGAGTAATAAAACCTATGCCAAACACAACAGGAAAGTGTGGAATTTATCCTAGAACTCAATTACCTCATTTCGTAAATGGTGAACAAAAAAGTAAAAAAGCAGTTTTTTCTAGAGTTTTCGCTCTTGCTTTTATAAAAAATGATAACCCAACAAAAAAAACCTACGTAGATCATATAAACGGAGATACTAGAGATTATAGGTTAGAAAATTTAGAGTGGGTAACTCCATCAGAAAATAACAGAAGGATGAAAAGATGAGAACAATTGTCTATGGTCCACCTGGAACAGGAAAAACACATACATTGTTAAATCACGTTGAAAATTTTTTAGAGCATACATCTCCAGATAAAATAGGTTATTTTACTTTTAGTAAGAACGCAGCAGAAGAAGGTAAACAAAGAGCGGCATCAAAATTTAAATTAGGTTTTGATGATCTTCCATACTTTCAAACGTTGCATTCATTTTGTTTTAACAGACTTGGTATAAGTAAAGATCAGGTTATGAAAGAAAAACACTACAAAGATTTAGGTGAAAAGATGGGCATAGAGGTAGAAGGAACACAACAAGATGAAGATCATGACAGTGTTTTTTATTCTAAGAATCCGTACATACAGTTGATAAACATAGCACGATCAAAAGAAATAGATCCTGTAAAGTATTATCACCTTACAGAAAACTCAAAAATATCTTTAAACAAATTAGAAATTATATCTGAAGAATTAGAAAGATATAAAGAACAACATGGTCTTATAGATTTTCCTGATATGATAGAAAAATTTTTAGAGACAGGTACATCACCAAAATTACGTGTAATGTTTGTGGATGAAGCACAAGATTTAAGTTTAATACAATGGAAGTTGGTTAGAAAAATAGAGGAATCATCAACAGATTCTTTTATTGCAGGAGATGATGACCAAGGTATTTATAAATGGAATGGTGCACATGTAAATACATTTATAAATTTAGAAGGAACAAGAGAAATTTTAGAACAATCACGAAGAGTTCCAAGACAGCCTTTTATGTTAGCAGATAAAATTATTAAAAAAGTAAAAAGTAGAGTTGAGAAAAATTATTTACCAAAAGATGCAGAAGGACATGTAGAAAGATGTCCTCACTTGTCACAAATAGATTTTAGTGAAGGTAAGTGGTTGGTCCTAACAACAGCAAACTATATGTTGACCAGTGTGGGAGAAATTTTAGATGAAAAAGGTTTGTATTGGCAAAGAAGAAACTCCTCACCAAGGGTTAAAAATATATATGAATTAATAGAGAAATGGAATCAACTACGTACAGGTGTACCAATGCATTACAATGAATGTAAAAAAATAAAAGCAAAGATGAATAAAAATTGGGATAAAAAATTATTTAAAGACATGGCTAAAGATCAATTTTATGACATAGATACTTTGAGAGATAAGTTTGGATTAAAAACAGAAGCTGAATGGTATGAAGCATTAGATGAATTAGGTGATGAAGATATTAAAAAGATAAGAAGATTAATAGCTTCAGGTGAAGATTTAACCAAAAATCCAAGAATTAAAATATCTACAATACATGGTGTTAAAGGTAATGAACGAGAAAATGTAGTAGTCACAACAGAATTATCTGGAGCAGCTTTTGAAGAGTATCAAAAGAATCCTGATGATACACATAGATTGTTTTATGTTGCATGCACAAGAACAGAAAACAATTTATATATTATTGAACCACAAACAAAGAAGGCATATGACATCTAAAAATATATTTGATGATGCGTTTCCACAAGACCGTCAAATTGGGGGATCGCATTACAAAAATTTTCGTATTCAACCGTACGAATTTATTTCAAAAAATGATTTATCATTCTTCCAGGGCAACGTTGTGAAATATGTTTGTAGATATTTACACAAAAATGGTATAGAAGACTTGGAGAAAATCAAACACTATTGTGATTTGGAAATTAAAAAATTGAAAGATAAAAAATGAAACCAGTATTTAAACCACAAACGGAGTGGCTACCACCCGAATCCTTTCCTGATCTATCGAAGTATGATGAGATTGCAATTGACTTGGAGACAAAAGATCCAGAACTAAAATCTATGGGATCTGGTTCTGTTACAGGTAAAGGTCAGATGGTTGGTATCGCTGTAGCTGTAGAAGATTGGAAGGGTTACTATCCTATTGCACACGAAGGTGGTGGTAATATGGATAAGAACAAAGTTCTTAAATGGTTTCAAGATGTATTAAATACAAACGCAGTAAAGATATTTCATAATGCTATGTACGATGTATGCTTTATTAGAGCTGCAGGACTAAAAATCAATGGTCAGATTGTAGATACCATGATTGCTGGCTCTCTCGTGGACGAGAATCGCTTTCGTTATGATTTAGGTAATATGGGTCGTGATTACGTCGGAATCGGCAAAAACGAGACTGTTTTGAAGGAAACTGCGGACCATTGGGGCATCGATGCTAAATCTGAGATGTATAAACTACCTGCAATGTATGTAGGTGAGTATGCAGAACAAGATGCAGAACTTACATTAAAGTTATGGCAAGAAATGAAAAAAGAAATCATGAGCCAAGACATAGAAGATATATTTAATTTAGAGACTGAACTATTTCCATGTCTAGTTGACATGAGATTTTTAGGTGTACGTGTAGACTTAGATGCTGCACACAAATTAAAACAAGAGTTAGTTGCAGAAGAAAAGAAGTGTTTAGAAAAGGTACACAAAGAAACAGGTATTGATGTACAGATATGGGCGGCAAGATCTATTGAGAAAGTTTTTAAACATCAAGGTTTACATTACGAAAAGACTGCAAAGACCCAAGCTCCATCATTTACAAAAAACTTTTTATCTAATCACTCTAACGAGTTAGTAAAACAAATTGCAAGAGCAAGAGAGATAAACAAAGCACATACAACTTTTATAGATACTATTTTAAAACACGAACACAACGGACGTATACATGCAGAGATCAATCAAATTAGATCCGATCAAGGTGGTACAGTAACAGGTAGATTCAGTTATGCTAATCCAAACTTACAGCAAATACCTGCACGTAACAAAGACCTTGGACCACGGATCAGAAGTTTATTTATACCTGAAGAAGGTATGTCATGGGGTTGTTTTGATTATTCACAACAAGAGCCACGTCTTGTTACACACTACGCATCTTTAGATGGTTTGTATAAAGTAAACGAAGTATTAGATGCATACAATGATGGTGAAGCAGACTTCCACCAGATTGTAGCTGAGATGGCTAACATACCAAGATCACAAGCAAAGACAATTAACTTAGGTTTATTCTATGGTATGGGTAAAAATAAATTACAGGCTGAACTTGGTATATCAAAAGAAGATGCTGAAAGTTTATTTAGAACATATCATGACAAAGTTCCATTTGTAAAAATGTTGATGGAAAGTGTATCACGAAGAGCACAAGATAGAGGTAGAGTTAGAACTTTACTTGGTAGACTTTGCAGGTTCCATTTGTGGGAGCCCAATCAGTTTGGTATACATAAACCATTACCACACGCAGAAGCGCTCGCGGAACACGGACCAGGGATCAGAAGAGCTTTCACATACAAAGCTTTAAATAAATTGATACAAGGTTCTGCAGCTGACATGACCAAGAAAGCTATGGTAGAATTACACAAAGAAGGTATTACACCACATATACAAGTACATGACGAACTTGATATATCCGTAGTAAATGAATTAGAAGCAGCTAAGATAAAAGATATTATGGAGTCAGCTGTTGAATTAGAAGTGCCTAATAAAGTAGACTATGAATCTGGTCCAAATTGGGGTACAATAAAATGATCTATGGCTTATTTAAATGCAAACATACCAGTAACCTATGCTCAAATAAGAAGAGAGTATTTATATGATTTACAAAAACATCATGGAGAAGTTGAAGACTGTGTTATCTTTGGTATCACCAGTATTACAGGACGTCCAATATTATTTCATGCTATTATGGAAAACGGTGCAATATTTTATCGCTTACCTATTAGCGCCTTTATTCAAAGAGGATACGAGGCTGCCGACGTTCCCAAGCGAAGGCTTGATGAACTTCAGCTCTGGAACTGCTTTTCTTATTATCCTGCTGTTACTTCTTGGGATATTTTAGACGGACAAGCCGGTAAGTATATCGGAAAAGACAAGAAATGGCACTCAGGAAAGTATTTATTTACAGTTGACTTTGCACATCCAGAGTCTAATATAGTCGACACTGATCATTCAGAGATTCCGCACGAACACAAGTGCGCTCATATATTGGCACTAGATGATGGCAATTATGCAGCACAACCTAACAACAGATTAATTTGGGACATACCTTCTTTCACTGTGAAAGATAATATTCCAGATTGGAAAGTGCAAACATCTGAATGGAATGTCGAAGATAGTAGAGCTTGGCGTACTGAAGACACAGATAAGTTCTTCTATGAAATCGAGGA